TCAAAGTTTGGAAACATACACATGTTCGTAGATGTAACCACGAGGGATCCACGCGATGCGCGATCACCATCGGATACCCTCTCTACTAGACTTTTGTAGTCAGAATCATAGTCTTCAATATATGCATGTTTGGGTGCTGTTTTGATGAACGTGAGGAAGTGTGATTTAGACTTTAGATGATCCTTCTCTATCTCCACACTATTCCGTTCATCCAGAACAGACTTCAACACAAACGTCTTTCCTACACCCGACGAACCACAGATGAATACATTCTTTCTCTGACTAATGTACTTCTTCAATAAGTCAATCTGCTTCGTGTGAAGTGTGGCAACAGGCTCTTCCTTTTTTTGTTCAACTATTTTAATGAAAGAGTCCATCGATGACCTTACTAATCAAGCCATAGATTTGGTGCTAGAAAATGACGCACTACAAGAACGTATCGTAAAACCTTTAAAAAGGAAAATTTTACCATATGCGTTGTGTGCAGCTTTAACTAATATCGCTGTCCTCATTCTTTTGGTGTACCTTGCTCAACGTCTATCTCTTCTTCAGACACCGCAGATTTAGCGTCTTCTTCCTCCTCTTCCTCGCTTTCCTCAGAATCCATCTCTTCTAAAAGTTTCGTCTTCTCGTTGTAGTCACTTTTAGATTTGACCAATTCACCCCATTTACTGAATGGACCACCCCTTGTCATCTGTTCGGTCACGTTTGCAATTTTAAGTTTTGGAATGGCTCTCACATTAAGAATCTCCGGTTTCGTGAACATATTATCCAAGGGGTATTCTTTTTCAAACTCGTTGAGGATGCTCGTAGGAATCGCCGGCGACTGTTCTATCAGGCGATCATATTCAGCCTTGCATGTATTCACAAAGTCCAAACCATCCGAACTACGTTCACGTCTAGACAAAGCCAATGTGAGACGAATATTACGGGATAGGAGACCGTAGGCCAGTGCCGCAGTTTTATGGTTCTCCATCAGTTCGTTAATCTTTAGGAACTGCATTATTGTCGCGATGAGACCAGCTACCAGGTTAAGACCTCCGATTATAGATGGAACAGAAGCCTTCATTGACTCAGGGAATTGATCCTGGGCAAAGTTCGCGGTACCGGTGATAGTCGAGAGAACAATGACGGGCAAAGTAAAACGCATTGACAGGGACTTATACATGAGATACGCTCTATGATTCATGTACCTGTAACACCCCGAAGCTTCACCCCATTGACGCAAAATACTTTCATGTTGATCATTCCAACTTTTTTCTCTGAGTTCAAGTTCTTTTTCTCTAAGAGCTGAGGTAGACATACTACCAAAATTTTCTTCGCTCATCTTATAATAGATGAACATAATATTCTGGATTCATCTTGTTTTTCTCATCGCTATCCTCGTGATTCCATTCACAAATGATAGACGTAACCTAGAGTTTTACTCCATACTTATTCCCTTCCTGTTCTATCACTGGAGCGTGAACGACGATACATGTGCCTTGACACAGGCTGAGATGTACGTGACGGGTCAGCAGAAGGAGGAGACTTTTATGCACCGTGTGGTGAGTCCAATTTACAAAATGGATGACACAGAGGCAAATAATCTCACAAAGACTGTATTCTTCATGCTTTGGGGTCTCGTACAATTTCGCCTCGGAAGATTTGATATGTTTATTGATGACTTCAAAGAACTCATGGCTGGAAAGGCCCCTAAGTGATATAAAGATTCGCTTCTAGTAACAATTAGAAAACCATGAGCAACTCTCGTTACGAACTCGCGCAACATGAAGCCAACCTTGGACACATCGAGGGTCAAAGGAAGTTGATGGAAACAAACTACATGAAGTCCCTAGATATCATTGAGAAAGAGATGATTGACATTGACCGTCGTATCGGTGTAGCAAAGTCTTCAGTAAAGAGGGAACTACTTACAAAGCAATATTCTTACCTGGAGGATATGATTGGTAAGCTAGATGATGACTTTGAAAACAAGAAGGGGGAACTTGACGAGATTATCGATGAGACTAAGGAGCGTATGAAGATTCTTAATGAGCAGATCAATGACGAGAAGAACTCTCTGGAGCACAATATTGAACAGCTCAAGAAGTACATGAACAATCCGGGTACTTATACAATGTCTCATGTTTTGGAAAAGGTGGTTAATTCCCTAGAGATTTTAGGAGAACAGAAGAAGAAGAAAAAGAAGTCTACTTCTTCTTCGTAAGTTCATGAACACGCTTCATGAACTCCTTATTACGGCTCACCTTGGGATCCGCTTTTATGATGCGAAGTAAAGCAGCTGTTGGTATCTTGGGGCTATTCCCCCTTGGTTTGGGTGCGGACTTTAATTTTTTACGCGCACTCTGAATTTGTTTCACGGTTGGCATTATACTTTAGGTGAATATTTAAATCGGTCAAATAGGTGAGTAGTCACTCTGAAATTGTGATACAAAAGCATACATATAGCGTCGGCTATATCATGCTTTCTCTCATATGGAATGTCAATCTCCGTGTATTTTTCCGCGAGACTGACAGTTCTTTCCTTTCTTTCCTCGTAGTTTAGATGTCTCATACCGAAATGTGTATGCATGCTCACAGGTGAAACTAACACAACTTTATCTTTGAACATGTAATGTAGAAGTACCTCAATATTCGTAAAACCAACCGGTGGTTGTCTCTCTATGAGTATTGTTTCAGCCTCGTCAAATATATCTCTATGGTCATCTACCATAAGGGGGACGAGGTCAACTATATCGTTAGAACGTAAATATTTATAGTCTTCAAGACTAACCTTCTTTATGTAATTAATTTCAATTTGAGGACCCTTTCCACACTCGGCCACGACGAGACCCATATTGTGGTAGCCTATATCTATGGCAAGTACCTTCATGTCTTTATCTGAAAGATTTTCCTTAAGTACAGTATATGAAGAACAAGACAAAGACTCAACTTTTGTGGGGTGCCCTCATTGTGCTCGTCCTCATCGTTGGATATATGTACCAAAACCCAAAAGTGGTTGAAGTTCCAGTGGGAGTACCCATGATGCCAGTACCACCCAGACCAATGGAGCGTCAAGAGAGATCTCGTAGCCCAGAGTTTAGGGAGCCTCCCATCAAGCAATATAAACCTGGTCATATGCAGCAGATGGGTGTCCTCATCGGTGAAGGTGATGAGACCCTGCCCCTCTATGGTAAAGAAGTCAGGGGTCGTCGCGATCGTTACCACTACTACACCACAACAGGTGGTGAGAACCTCTACCCCCTCCCAGTGAGTCACGATGGACGTGATTGCGTAGATGACATAGGGTGTCAGGAGTTATACGGAAATGAAGCAGTCTCAGTGACCGGTAAAACTGGTTCATTCAATGTAAACTTGTACAGAACGGATGATTTTTTTTAAGAGCGAGTGAATCTATGAGTGGTATCCGTGCCAACCATTATAGTTGAGAAGAGACTGGATATGCAACATGCGAGCATAGCTACCATGATGTGCGGCCCTTTTACAGGCATTTTTGTAGCAACCCGTAACATCATCATAGAGCACATACACGAAGATATCAGAGATGCTAATGTGATTGGGTCAAGATCTTTATCTTTATCGAAAGCGGTAGCTGGTGAAGTCAAAATGTCCAAGCCTGCACCCATGTTTTACTATACGTCAGGAATTATTTCGTAGGTTCATGACGATATCAATCTCTCTACCCGGAAGCCCTACTGGATTTCTTGAGAATTTCCTCTTCATTCTCAAGAGTTTCAAAATCGTTTCGTCGTCCAGGTCTTCAAAAAACTCCATAAGTTCCCTCATGTCACGTAGACCCATATCCTCTTTCTGTGCCTGAACGTAAGGCCATGTCTGTTTTCTTAATTCGGCAACCTCGTGTTCAAGTTGTCTAATACGGGGGAGTAACACTTTTGTGATTACAGCGTTAGTTTCCATATGTTAACATTGATTTATAACTTTAAGATATGAAACGTTAGAATAGTAATGATAAGGTCCCTCACTGTCAGACCTACTGTGAAATGTAGAGCTCAACAT